CAGATGATATTTTAGTTGTAATTGATAAACCAATTTATTTGGTAGAAACAGATATTTTAAGAGTGGTTGCAAGTGCAGCTAGTGATCTTGATCTTTTCGTTTCATACGAAGTTATAGTTGATTAATAATAAAAGAGGATTATAAAATGGCATATCTTAGAAAACAAGCAACAATAACAGAGCAGATAGGTTTTGCATCCGAGTGGAACTTAACATCTGGATTAACTGGTGTTACAAGTGATACTAATATAACTGCTAATTTAGCAGAACGCCCAACGGACACAAGTCGTGGATACGAGAAAATAGGTGCTTCAATGACAGTATCTTCTGGAGTTTTTAGTTTTCCAGCTACAGGATTGTGGGAAGTAAGTTTTACAGCAACTGGAGCTGGGCCTCAACCTTCTCGCGAAAACCATATTATAATAAGATCAGCAATTGATGGTTCTACTTTCGATGTAGCGAACCTTACCTCATACAATATTCCTCCTAATGCTGGTGGAAATAACCACGGGTTTAATTGTACTGCAGTAATTCTTTTTGGTGTGGATGACATTACAACACATAAAGTTATATTTGGAGTACAATGCACTCATTCATCAGTAGCTTTTCGTGGTTCAACAGATAACAATGCTACAACATTTAGATTTATTCGATACGGAGGATTGTAATGTTACTAAACGGAAAATATGATCATATTGAAGATGTTTTATGTCGTCTACATGGCGGACAATGGTTCGGATGGTCTGATCATACAAATAAAATTTATGCAAATTTGATAATACATAATTCTGACTATGACAAACCATCTGAAAAATCATTAACGGATGCTCTTGCAACACAAAGGAGTAATTTCGATTCTTTAGCATATGCCAGAAATCGTTGGGATGAATATAGTTTTTTGAACCAATTTGAGTTAATGACAAATGATGCTGCAAATAATACCACTACTCACGCAGATGCAATTGCAGTAATAAAGACCAAATGGCCGAAGGATAACTCTGGCCCAATAGAATAAAATAAATTATGCCTGAACACGGAACTTACTTAGGAAATCCGTTACTCAAATCTGCTCACGTTCCACAAGATTGGACAGAAGAGCAAGTAGGGGAATACATCCGATGTCAACAAGACCCTCTACATTTTGTAACTGAACACATCAAAATTGTTTCTCTTGATGAAGGGTTGATAAATTTTGATGTTCGTGATTACCAAGAAGATATGATAAACAGATTTCACAACGAAAGATTTGTGATCTGTAAGATGGCCAGACAATCTGGTAAATCCACTACTATCCTTGCTTACCTTCTTCATTACATTCTTTTCAACGAAAATGTTTCGGTTGCAATTCTTGCGAACAAGAAGACAACAGCAATGGAACTTCTTGGAAGATTACAACTGGCATACGAACATATGCCGAAGTGGTTGCAACAAGGAATACTGATATGGAACAAAGGAAACATTGAGTTAGAAAACGGCTCAAAGATTCTCGCTAGTTCGACTTCTGGTTCTGCTATTCGAGGTGGTTCTTTCAACATTATTTTTCTAGATGAGTTTGCATTTGTTCCTTCTAATATTTCCGAAGAGTTTTTCAGTTCGGTTTATCCTACGATTTCCTCTGGTAAAACCACCAAAGTATTCATAGTATCTACTCCAAACGGAATGAATCTGTTTTACAAATTGTGGACGGATGCAGAAGAAAAACAAAATGATTATTCTCCAATTTCCGTTCATTGGTCACAAGTTCCAGGCAGAGACCAAGAATGGAAAGAGAAGACAATACGGAATACCTCTGATAGACAATTTCAACAAGAGTTTGAATGTTCTTTCTTAGGTAGTTCTAACACACTTATTTCTACGGAAAAACTTCTTTCGTTAGCTTACAAAACACCAGTTTATCAAAATGGAGGATTAGATGTTTACCAAGAACCGATATTGGGACATACTTATGTAATGGTGTGTGATGTTGCGAGAGGAGTCGGTCTTGACTACTCTGCATTTTCTTTGTTTGATGTAACGAAGCAACCCTACCGTCAAGTCGCAAAGTATCGGAAAAATGATATTTCACCAATGTTATATCCTAATGTTATTTTCACTGCTGCTCAGAAATACAACGAAGCATTTGTTTTAGTGGAAGTAAACGACATAGGACAACAAGTGGCTGACATACTTTTTCATGATATGGAATACGAAAATATGATGATGGTTACGATGCATGGTAGGAATGGTCAACAGATTGGTGGAGGGTTTTCTAAAAATGTATCGATGGGAATCCGTACAACTAAACAAGTAAAACGAATTGGTTGTGCAACTCTCAAAGACATGATAGAGAGAGACAATCTAATTATAGAAGATTTTGATACAATAAGTGAGTTGACTACGTTTATTGGAAAAAGTACATCATGGGAAGCTGACGATGGAACTCATGATGATCTAGTGATGTGTTGTGTCCTCTTTTGTTGGTTAGTCCAACAGAGATACTTCAGAGAGCTCACAGACCAAGATATAAGAGAAAAAATGTTTTCCGAGCAAATGAAAATGATAGAAGAAGATATGGTGCCATTTGGGTTTATTGAAGATGGTCATGATCCAGAAGAAAATTCAATTCCTGGCGATGATAATGTGTGGACACCCGCTGGACAAGAATGGCAGAGAGAATTATACTAGAGGTAACTTTCTTTCTTTATTTCTTCAAAACCAAAGTCATCGTCATCTTTCATCTTTTCGGTAACGAGTAACATGAGTAATGCATCAATTTCTTTTTCTAGTTCTGGTCTAACACTACGAAGACGATAAAGAAACTTGACACTACTTTTTTCTACCATTTCTTTACTGACATGAGTAGAGTTATAATTTTTTTTATTTTGACTTTTGGTTTGTAAAACAAGATGGTCTGGATTTACACAACCGTTGTTTTCACAAGTTTGGTGAACTACCATATTTTCGGCAATGTCTCCCTTGTGAAGAAGATAAGAAAATCTATGAGATGGTTTGGATTTTCCGTCATAAGAGAACATTCCATAACCTTGTTTTTGTTTGGAAGCGTTCCATTCGTGACAACTGCCTGTTTTATTAATCTTGGCATTAAAACGATCAATTGCTTTTTGGGGAAACTTCATATTTACCTTACACTAAATATTATTCATCAACTATGGTTATTTATAAATATTATCAGAGTAACGAATACTTCACACAAAAACTCAAAAAATAAATTTAACGGAGAGAAGATATGGCCTTTCAAGTAAGTCCTGGCGTAAATACATCTGAAATTGACCTCACTAATGTAGTAGTATCCGCTGGTACTTCTGTTGGTGGTTATGCTGGTAGGTTCAATTGGGGGCCTATAGAACAAGTTACTTTGGTTACAGACCAAGATAATCTCGTAGAGTTGTTTCAAAAACCAGACGATAATAACTTTGAATCATTCTTTACTGCAGCTAACTTCTTAGCATATACAAGTGCTTTGAACGTTGTTCGTGCTGCTAACACAACAAGTTCTAGTGCTGTTGCACCGTTGAATTCAGCTTCTAATACAGCAACATATGTGAACGTTCAAACAACAACAACCGAAAGTTTTTATACCACATTTGATACAGAACAAGGTGGATCAATCGGTGGTGGTATAGCAGGAATCGCTGCTGACGGACCATTCATGGCAAAGTGGGCAGGTGATTTAGGTAACAGTTTAAAAGTTTCTTTTTGTCCAGCTGATAGACCAGAAGTAACAGGAACAAGTACAGTAACATGGACTGCTTCAAGTGGTGCTTTAGAAGGAACAGCTGATTCTCTGTTTTTAGATGAATTAAGAGTTGGAGATGCTATCAAGATTGTAGATGAAGTTGGATTTCATATAGTAGCAGCAATTTCTGACGCAAATTCTGCTACAGTATTTGCAACAAGTGCTTCTGATAGCGCAAATATTACCGCTAAAGCATTTACAGTAAAGAAACGTTCTGCGTTTGCAACAAGTTCTACTTTCATAAAGGGAACTGCTGTAACTACCGCTGATTCAACTGTTGTAACAGGAACAGGAACATTATTCGATAAACAATTTGTTGTTGGTGATACGATTACCATAGGTGGAGAATCCCACAGAGTTAATGCTATCACATCAAATACAGTCATTGCAACTTCAACAAAATTTAACGGTGCTAACTCTGGTGCTGCTATCGCAAGAGAATGGGAATACAAAGGTTCATTCAGTACAGGTGCACCAACGACTTCTGTACATGCTGATGACAAAGATATGTCACAAGATGAAATTCATGTTGCTATTGTCGATGAATTTGGTGAGTTTTCAGGAACAAAAGGAGAGGTTCTAGAGGCACAAGCTAATCTGTCAGTAGCGATTGGAGCAAGAGATGGCCAAGGCGAAGATGTTTTCTATAAGAATGTCATCAACAGAAAATCTGCATATTTGTGGTGGTTAGACCATCCAACATTGGGTGGACACGGAACAACTGCATCTGCAGTAGCCGGTAACGATACCGCTGGTAACGGAACAATAGTTACTGACGGAACCGCAACATTTCGTGCTTGGGGTGCAACCGCTGATTCTACTGGAGTTCAAACTTCAGATACCTTTGAAAATGCATCATTTCCATTGTCACTTAGTTTTAATGGTGGAACAGACGGAACTGGTCCCGCAGATGCTGATGTTGTTCGTGCATATGACCTAATGGCAGGTGCTGAAGATGTTGATCTTTCACTCGTAATGTGTGGTAATCACAGTTCAACAGTCATAAGACACGTTATCGATAATGTCGCGGATCAAAGAAAAGATTGTGTTGCTTTCTTTTCTCCTGAAAAAGCAGATGTTGTTGGTGTAACATCCTCTTCAACTGCTACAGATAACATAATTGATTTTAGAGATACAGTCAATAAGAATTCCTCTTACGCTGTTATGGATTCTGGATATAAACAACAGTTCGACAAACATAACGATAAGATGAGATTTGTTCCGTTGAATGGTGATATAGCCGGTCTTTGTGCTCAGACAGATCAAGTTCGTGATCCTTTCTTCTCTCCAGCTGGTTTTACCAGAGGTCAGATTAAAGGTGTGGTTCAACTTCCTTACAATCCTAAGAAAGCAGAACGTGATAAGTTGTATCAAGCACAAGTCAATCCAGTTGTTTCATTTCCAGGCGAAGGAACAGTTCTTTTTGGAGATAAGACACAATTAACTAAACCATCTGCGTTTGATAGAATTAACGTAAGACGACTATTCATTCTTCTGGAAAAAGCAATTTCAAATTCTGCTAAGTTTCAGATGTTTGAATTCAACGATGAGTTCACACGTTCACAGTTTGTTGCAATGGTAGAACCGTTCTTGAGAGACATTCAAGGTAGAGGTGGAATACAAGACTTTAGAGTTGTGTGTGATGCTTCTAATAATACTGCTCAAGTTGTTGATACCAATTCGTTTAGGGGAGACATTTTCATCAAACCTTCACGAGCTATCAACTTCATTCAACTCAACTTTGTTGCTGTTAGAAGTGGTGTAGAATTCTCCGAAATCGTAGGTGCTATTTAATATTTTTGATATAAATAATTACAACAAGATTAGGAGAAATTAAATGGCATATGGATCTATTACAGATTTTAAAGGAGCTCTCAAACTAGGGGGAGCTCGCCCAAGTTTATTCAAGATAGAGATAGTAGCATCACCAACTGGTGTTACTATACCAGCAGATCATGTACATAAATGTTTTACTTCTGCGATACCTGGCTTGACTATCACACCAATAGAAAAACCATATTTTGGTAGAATAACCAAAATTCCCGGCGAGATGTCTTTTGAAACTTTATCGACAACTTTTTATAATGCCGAAAACTATGATATTAGAACTGCTTTAGAAACTTGGACAGATATAATAAATGACCCTACTACTAATGAAGGGGTTTCTGGTCCTCCATCTTCATTTAACGGACAAGTTGATTTAACTCACTTTGGCAAAGATGGTAAAGAAGGAATGAAATTTCAATTTAGAGATTGTTGGCCTACTTCAGTCGAAGCGATTGCACTAGATTATGATAGTAGTGGTGAAATGGAAAGTTTTGCAGTCACATGGTCTTATGATTACTTTACAATGAAAGCAGGAAAAATTACTACTACAAACGGAACGCAAGAAGGTGCTGCACAGTCCGAGTAATAAATAGTATAATTTAAAATTAAAGGAAAACAATGGCATTACCACTTCTATCCACATTTAAATCAAAACTTGCTAATGGTGGTGGATCAGCTAGGCCGAATTTATTTAAAGTTTCGATTAAAGCTACTAAAACAACTCAATCTCTCCTTGCCGATGAGGAAATTTTAGTTAAAGCTACCTCAATTCCATCATCAACAATCGCTGAGCAAGCTCTAAATTATGGAGGTAGAGCAATTAAATATGCTGGATTTAGAACTTACGAAAATTGGACAACTACTATTATCAATGATGAAGATTTTGCAATAAGAAATAAAATTCAAAATTGGATGCGTCGGCTCTCTGGTAAGTTGGATGGTGAAAGAAGTGTTTCATTTG